GGTCGTCCGGGTAGTTGTTCCAGGTGAAGCAGAACTTCCGGGATCTTGGGGCCATTGCATTTTAAATCTCAACATTCCTTTGTTACGTTTTATATCTTTGAAGATCCGACTTTACAGGGGGGGTCGTGGCGTAGGATGGGGATAAAGCACTCCAAAAATTCCAATTCCGCTGTGGCGTAGTATGGGCATTTTTCGAAGGGGGTGGTGGGGGCAGTGTGTGGCGGCGGCTTGACACGCCGACACACTAGGTCACTAGGTAATAATAGCTAGTGACCTTGTGTGTTGGTACCGTGCGACGTAAACGAAATGCACAAATCACGGTACCTATTATTTTATAATCAAATGACCGGACTAAAACGACCTTACCACCGAGCCTTCGGAGCAGTAGCAACTGCTTACCAAGGTGTTAAAAGACTACGATCCTACGCTAAGACTTATCGCAAAAGGCCAAACAAGGGCATTCGATCTAAAGGGAGACCACGCTATGGTGGTTCGCGAACTAAGACCAAAACGAAGAAGAGATCCCAACGCAGTTGGGATAGGGACGGAAACGGAATCGCTTACAAAACCGATACCTTAACTTACAAGAAGAACCGCAAGTTCAAATTGACTGAGATCCTTACACAAAAGACGACTTTCGCAAGGCTATACTCAGGCGGAACAACTGGTCCGCAGGGATACCAATCCATTAATGCAAACCTTACTGGAGTAACCAGTACTGATCTAAAATCGTTCTATACGCAATTGAACTCAGGAGCTCCGGTGCTCCCCTACGGAGCGACAGTTTCTTTCAACTTAGCCCAAATCAAGTACGAACTTGAGTTTAACAATTGTGGCCCTGCCACAATTGAGATGGACATCTATCATTTGATAGATAAGAATACATGTGATACTGCTCAAAATGCTAAGACTGTATGGTCAGCTGGGCTGGTAGCTGAGGAAGGAGCGCTATATGTAGCGAACAATGAGAACCCATGGATGGTTCCCACCCATGTAAAACGATTCAACCTTAACTGGTGGACCAGGAGATACACTAAATCTCTCTCACCAGGAGAGAAGATAAAACTAACTCTGATCCACAATGTTAATAGGGTACTGGACTGGCAGCATCTAGATGCATACGAAACCATCAGAGGGATCACTAGTAGCGTAATGATTGTTCAACGAGGAACGATCTGTGATGGAAATAATGATCCAGTGGTTACCGTGGATAGACAAACCTTATGCAGGACAAAGACTGTCCACTTAGTCAAGATAGCTATGGTGGGCCAGCTATTACAATCCAAGCCTAAGGCTAACGTCATGATAAACCAGCTTCCGCTGGCTTTCGTTAACCCTCTGTATGATCAAAATGAAGGACCAGGGGCTCCTCAGGACACAGAGAATGGAACAGAATATGCTTAGGAATAAATTTGTCCCTTTTAAAAATCGCTTCGCTCCCAGATAAATGAATGAAGATAGTTTGTATCTAAAAACCCTAAAAACCCTAAACCCTAAACATTGTTTATTTACACTAAACCCTAAAAACCCTAAACCCTATGCTAGTTAATTAAGCACTTAGATGATGATCCCTTGACCTTGGATCTTCTCAATAACGGTGAATCTGCGATTAAGCGCTTCACGAGTTTCCGGGTCCTCCCAGATCCTCTCAATGGTGTATTGACTGGTGACAATAACCTTTCCTGGTCTAATTCTAAAACCTCCTCCTTTACGCTCGGCGATAAAGGGTGCGAAATCAGCCCAGTGTTTAAGCTGTCCGCCAAGGCGGACATCGTAGACGTCGACGTCATCGACGAGGACGACCTCCTCCCTTTGATATCCGTCCCACCAGGTGTTCCGTGGTTTCTGGTAGAGGTCAGGGTAGGCGGTATATACAGCGTGCGTCTTACCGGATCCAGACAGACCATGGATCCAAGTCCCACAGACTCCAGGGCCGGGCTGTACCCGGGGCATGTAGTCCAGTTCGATTCTCCTAAGTGTGGAATAGCATCGAACAAAGATATCAGCGGGGATATCATCAAGGTTGCCGTTCTTGGCAGCGTCCCGGGCGGATTCATAACGGGCAATCTCACCGGTTCCCTTTTCCGCTTGCGTAACAGGTCGCTCGCCGAATTCCAAGTACTGCTCGTCCTTGGTACAATAGTCGATGTTCTGTTCAGGCGTTCCGTTAGCGATTTCGATACTGCAACCAGCGAGTTCATTGCGGAGTCTATCTCTGGATCTTGCGTTTTCGAAGTATACAAATCCCTGAAGGTGAGGGGTACCGGTTGTTGGAGCCTCCTCGTATCCATAGATGAGGTACTGATATCCGAGAGCGTCGAGGATTGCTCCATGGTCGTCCGGGTAGTTGTTCCAGGTGAAGCAGAACTTCCGGGATCTTGGGGCCATTGCATTTTAAATCTCAACATTCCTTTGTTACGTTTTATATCTTTGAAGATCCGACTTTACAGGGGG